TGTGCTCTTCCGATCTCACAGATCAAGGCGGTTGAGAACCTGCGTAATGGCTGCATTCTGCATGGAGAGGTCGGATCCGGCAAAAGTCGGACCGGCCTTTCTTATTATTTCTGCAAAGTATGCGGCGGAAAGCTATACTCTGATCCAAATACCGGCGAAGCCTGCTATGAGCCGATGAAAGAGCCGAAGGATTTGTATATTATAACGACTGCCAGAAAGCGTGATCAGAAAGAATGGGATGATGAGCTGGCGCCGTTTGATATCACTGTTGGTGCATCACAGCCGTTTTATGCCGACAGGCTGAAGGTTACGGTCGACTCATGGAATAACATCAAGCGCTATGTGGATGTCACAGGTGCATTTTTTTTATTCGATGAGCAGAAGGTTGTAAGCTCCGGTCCCTGGTCAAGAGCGTTTATTAAGATCGCGAAGCGGAACCAATGGATCTTCCTGAGTGCGACACCCGGCGATGTGTGGACGGACTATGTGTCGATTTTTATTGCCAACGGTTTCTATCGATGCCGAAGCGAATTCTTTAATCGACATGTGATTTACAGCCGCTACACAAAGTATCCAAGGATTGACCGGTATTTGGAAGAATCGCATTTGATGCGGCTGCGCGACAGTATTTTGGTCAGCATTGATTATACAAAACCGACGGAACGGCACGTGAAGGAGCTTCCGGTTCTGTATGATCGAGAAGCATACCGAAAGATAATGCTGAGCCGATGGAATCCTTATGAGGAGAAACCGATTGAGAATGTCAGCGAGCTCTGTTATCTGCTTCGCCAAGTTGCGAACTCAGACCCGAGTCGATCAGAAGCGGTTTTGCAAGTCCAGCGTGAACATGCAAAGCTGATTATATTTTACCGGTTCAATTATGAGTTGGATATTCTAAGGGCGCTTCCGTATCAGGAAGAAACGGTTATCGCCGAGTGGAATGGGCAAAAGCATGAACCGATTCCGAGAACCGATAAATGGGTATACCTTGTTCAGTATACTGCAGGAGCCGAAGGCTGGAACTGTACACAGACAGATACGATTCTGTTTTATTCACTGGATTATTCATACAAAACCATGGAGCAGGCCATGGGAAGAATTGACCGCCGAAATACGCCATATCATGATCTGTACTATTACACGCTGAAAAGCAGAGCGCCGATTGATATTGCTATCGGGAGAGCACTGCACCAAAAGAAGACGTTCAATGAAAGTCGTTTTATCAGCAAGTACTCTTAAAAAATCACAAAATTTGCAGCTCCTTTAGTAGGGGGATAAAGTAGATAGAATTGCGCCTCTAAAACGCACTTTTCAACTACTATTCCTTTTATTTTTGTCATTTTTTGAGGTGTTTTATGCTGGAAAAGGACTTTCAAAGAGAACTGATACATGAACTGAAAGAACGATTCCCCGGTGCCCTGGTTTATAAAAACGAAACCAAACAAGGGTTTCCAGACCTCACCGTTTTATATCAAGAGCACTGGGCTCTTCTGGAATGTAAGAAATCCGAAGATGCAAGCCATCAGCCGAACCAGGATTACTATGTTGATTTGGCGAATGGCATGTCGTTCGCAAGTTTTGTATATCCTGAAAATAAAGGAGATGTTCTGAATGCCCTTGAACAAGCATTTCGACCTAATCGGAAAGCACGCGTTTCTAAGTCCAAGTAAGTACTACTGGCTGAACTATGACCGCGAAACGCTGTTTCAGAGTTACGACAATGCCATGGCTGCCGCACGCGGAACTAAACTGCATGCGATGGCCAAAGATCTGATTGACGAACATATCAAGCTTCGTGGGAATTCGACCACGCTAGCGGCCTATGTGAACGACGCGATCGGATATGGCATGACGCCGGAACAGCCGCTGTATTTTTCCGAAAACTGTTTTGGGACGGCCGATTCTATTTTATATAAGCCGGGCGTTCTTCGCATTCACGATTTGAAGACTGGCGCAACGCCAGCGCACATGGAGCAGCTTGAAATTTACGCTGCTCTTTTTCTTTTGGAATATGAACGTGTGTTTGGCGTAAATCCAAGCAACACCAAAGTTGAACTGGCCATCTATCAGAATGATGATGTCGCGGAAGCCTCTCCGAGCAAAGAACGGATTGAGGAGATCATGTACAAGATTCGGGAAAAAGACAGATGGCTGGAAGAAATGAAAGGTGAGGTCGACTGATGTATATCGATGATTTGCTGGCTCATTCCGGAACTCCGCATGAAGGATGGATTCCGCATTCTGGAAGGCATCCCTGGGGAACCGGCGCAAAATATGACAAAAAGCCGGGCGAATGGGTAAAGGCGGTTCTGGATCGCGAGAAACACATACGCGATAACTACAAGGATATTATTGGCGACGCAAAACTTTGCGAAAAATATAAGATCCGAGATGGAGATTCTGTTGAACTGATCAGCGCTAAAATGGCTGGCATGTCAACGGATGAATATCGAAAGTACAAAACGATTCGCAAAGAAGAGCAAAAGCTGATTGATATCCGAAAAGCGGTAAAGATGCAGTCCGATGGCAGCAGTGTCGCCGACATTAGCCGCGAACTCGATTTGCCGTGGTCTACGGTTAAAACATATCTGAAGCCCGGCGCTCTGGAGAATTCCAGTAAAATCAGCGTTATTGCCGACGGGCTGCTTGAGTATCTGAACGAACGGAAGTATCTCGATGTTGGTGAAGGCGTCGAGCGGCAGCTCAATATATCTGAAAATCAGCTTGGCGCAGCGCTCATGATGCTTCAGGATGCCGGATATAATGTCTATACGAATATTCGCGTTAAGCAAGCAACAAACCCGAGTAAAAAGACAACAGTTACGGTTCTAACCGATCCAGATACAACTGAGGATGATGTCTGGGAGCATCGCGAAGAGATTGTCAGCCCCAAGGGGATTCGCTTTGAAGATTACGGAAGTACTCTGCAGCGTCGCGAACCATTTCAATCTGTTGACCACGACAGGATTTATATCCGTTATGCCGAAGATGGCGGAACAGATAAGGACGGTGTTATTGAAATCCGGCCCGGTGTAGAAGATCTGTCACTCGGCGGAAGAGATTATGCACAAGTCCGTATTGCGGTCGATGGAACGCATTATCTGAAAGGTATGGCCGTTTACGGCTATGATATGCCGCCGGGATACGATATTGTGTTTAATACAAACAAGCATAAAGGGACTCCTGCGCTTGGCCCAAAGGATGACACAGTTCTGAAATTGTTGAAAGATGACCCGAATAATCCTTTCGGATCGAATACTACGCAATGGCATTACTTTGGCGAAAATGGTGAAAAGCTGCTTTCTCCGGTTGAGATTGTCAACGATGATACCGACTGGGCAAAATGGAAAAAGTCACTGCCATCGCAGGTTCTCTCAAAACAGCCGATTGAACTGGCACGGCGCCAACTGAATCTTGCGTATCTCCAGAAAGAGCAAGAGTTCCAAGAGATCATGGCAATTGATAACCCAACAGTTCGTAGACAGTTGCTCTATGATTTCTCAGAAGCGTGCGACAGATCCGCCGTGGACCTGAAAGCTGCTGCAATGCCGAGGCAGGCTACCAAAGTCCTGCTGCCAGTCACTTCTCTGAAGGATGATGAAGTGTATGCTCCTGGATATGAGCAGGGTGAAGAGGTTGTTCTGATTCGTTTCCCGCATGCCGGAACTTTTGAAATTCCGAGGCTGCGAGTCAACAATGAAAACGAAGAAGGGAAAGCTGTCCTTGGTTCACATCCCGCCCATGCAATTGGTGTAAACACTCATGTTACCAGTATATTATCAGGAGCCGACTTCGATGGCGATACTGTTCTGATTATTCCGACAAAGAACCAGAATATTAAAACCAGCGAGCCTTTAGAACAGTTGAAAGACTTCGATCCAAAAGAAATGTATCGCAAGTCTAAAGATGCGCAGAAGACTGGTGATGGCGATGGTTTTGTCAAGGGTCGGATGATGGGCGAAATCACAAACCTGATTACCGACATGTCTCTTAAGGGTGCCAGCAAAGCAGGCGGCTTGACAGAAGAAGAACTTGGCGAAATTGCCAGGGCTGTTCGTCATTCAATGGTCGTTATTGATGCTGAAAAGCATAACCTGGATTGGAAAAAGTCCTGGGAAGACAATCAGATCGCTGAGTTGAAGATTAAGTACCAGGGCGGTGTCCGTAAAGGAGCTTCCACGTTAATCTCGCGTGCAGGTGGAGATGGTCGTGTTCCAGAACGAGATTACGACATTCCATTCTACAAAATGACCGACGATGAAAAAGAACGCTGGCTGAACGGAGAAAAAGTATACCGTGAGACCGGAAGAACTTATGAGGAAACATACACCAACAAAAAAGGTGAAGAGAAGACTCGTATAAAAAAAGCGATGACCACGGGCGATAAGCTGGCCCTTGAACCTGACGCCTACAATCTGGCATCGCCTTACCTCATGGACACCGTCTATGCCGAGCATTCTAACAGACTTAAGGCCCTTGCCAATGAAGCGCGAAAAGAAGAACGGGCAACTGGTACTATGAAAAAGAATCCAGATGCAGAGAAGATGTATGCTGATGAAGTAAAGTCTCTCGAGAAAAAACTTAACGACGCAGCACTAAATGCACCAAGAGAAAGACAAGCACAGCTTATCGCTAACAAAGCTATCAAGCTCGCAATCGAAAGAGATCCTTCGCTTGGGAACAAGAAAGATAAAGAGGCCCAGGACAAACTGAAGAAGCGCCGGGCCAAAGAGATCGAAGCTGCCAGGGCTAAGACAGGAGCCCAGCGTAATCCGATCGAGATCACCGAAAAAGAATGGAATGCGATTGAAGCTGGTGCAATTACAGACAACAAGCTTGTAAAGATTCTTCGGTATACCGATAAGGCAGCAGTCAAGAAGCTAGCCAGTGGCAGACAAACGCCTGCGCTTAATGCTGCTAAAAGAAGTAGAGCCCGTGCCCTTTTGGATTACGGATGGACTCAGGGACAGGTTGCAGAAGAATTAGGTGTGTCTGTATCAACGTTGACGAAAGAGCTCGGCAATTTCATTGAGATTGGAGGTGCAGACTAACCATGGTACGGGTAACATTAACCACTACCGATAACCCCTATGACCCCTTTACTCAGTACGATCTATGGGCTAGTTATGACGAGAAGGTCTGTGGCTATAATTCTGCTTCTTTACTTGCTCGTTTTGCTCCTGTTTCTGTGAATGAATCTCGATCTGAAGCAATTGAAGCTGTTGATAGTGCAATCGATTCGATCATTGCGCTTGACTTGCCGATCTTTAATCCAATGACAAATGAGCGAGTGCAGTACACGAAAGCGTATGCGCGTTCGTAGTAGTTTGTTGCTGTTTCTTATGTGTTTCATTGTATTTCATTTCGATTTGTATTGTTCTTTCAGTTAGTTTTAGTTTGTTTTTGCATTAAGTTTGCTTAAATTTATGCTTTGTGCGACATCTCATTGCGATAAGCCATCGACTCGCTCGTTTCTTGGTCGTGTTGTTGGTCTTTTCGCAATGTTTTGTCGCATTTTCTTTTGTTTTTGTCGTGTTTTTCGCAATTTTTCCGATTTTTTGTCTGTTTTCGTTCGATTTTGAGCGGAAAAGCCGCTTGAAACACGATTTTTTGACCCCGGGAGGGGGTCTTTTCCGCACCCACCCCCTATACATCGCGCTCGGTCTTAAAAAATGCCCCGGAGGCAAATTTGATATTTACCCTTTGATGCTTTTTACGTGTGTATGGATCTCCTTTCTGTCTTTGTCGTGCGTTCTATCCTCCACCATAGGACCATCTCCTTCAGGTTTGATTCTCCTTTCATTGGTACCTCCTGTACTTTCGTCTATTACCCAGCATCCATACACACCTAAAAGGCATCAAACATATCTGTAAAACACTAATAAAAGTTGAGGTGAACTGCCATCGTGGCTACACGAAAGTCTAGCAAAACCTCTACTAGTCATAGGCAGTTTCCAGCAGCAGGAACCCCGGAAGAACGTGAAAACCAATTAATAGCACTTGCCTATGATGCAGTAGAGGAACGAATACGCAACGGCACTGCATCAGCTGCCGAATACGTTCATTTCCTTCGAGCCGGATCTATTAAGCAACGCGAAGAAATGGAAAAACTCCAGAAAGAAAACGAGTTGCTAAAGGCTAAGACAGAAGCAATTACAGCTGAACAAGAACGCTCTGAACTGTATAAGCAGGCTATTGAAGCTATGCGCTCTTACGTGCCTTCAACTGCAGATAATAACGATGATACGTACTTATACTGAGCTATTGTCGATTCCGTCATTCCTGGATCGCTATCGCTATCTAAAAATTGGCGGGACGATCGGGCATGAAACATTTGGCGAAGAACGGTGGCTGAACCAGCAGTTCTATAACTCATATGAATGGCGAAGCTTCAGGAAGGATATTATCCTCAGAGATCTTGGATGTGATCTTGCACATAGAGATCGTCCATTCCTGCCAAATGAGAGAATCATCATACATCATATGAATCCCATAAAAATTGAGGATGTTCGAGACATGTCAAAAGTCCTAATGGATCCGGAGCTCGTAGTCGCGACATCCTATAAAACGCATCAGGCAATCCACTTTGGCGATGAGTCGCTGCTTGGATTAGCAGAACCGATTGTAAGACGTCCTAACGATACTTGTCCTTGGAGGGAATAAACATGGCAGATGCTTCTATACTGAGAACAATCCGGACAATGATCGGCCCGGACGAAGACTATGAGCACTTCGATACAGATCTCATCGTTCACATTAACACAGTATTCTCACGGCTATGCCAGCTTGGTGTCGGCCCTGAGGTTCCATTCAAAATCACCGGTGAAGATGAAGTATGGTCCGACTTTATCGATGATGGCTATATGGAAGACGTTAAGCAGCTGGTGTATCTGAATGCCAGACTGTTCTTTGATCCACCTTCCAACGCCACGGTTCTGAACATGTACAAGGAACAGATCGACAAGCTTGAGTGGCTGCTGAGAGAAACAGCAGCACATGGGTATTAATGGCGTTCAGAGCTGTTAGATACGTTTAACTGAATTTTCTAAACTAAGTATTAAAGGCTGTGATAACAATGAATGCTGCCGTATATGCAGGAACAAGAAACACGTATTCCGACATGGTTACCGCGGCCAAGTCTCTGGCCAGCAATTCCAGCTGCAACGAGATTATTTTTCTCATAGAGGATCGGGAATTCCCGGAAAAACTGCCGCCCTATGTCCGCTGTATTGATGTCAGCAAGCAGAAATATTTCAAGAAGGACGGTCCTAATGTCTACAAGTTATGGACGTGGATGGTCCTGATGCGGGCAGCACTTCCGAAACTGCTTCCACAGTATGATCGAATTCTTTCCCTAGACAACGACACTATCATTGACCGGAACATTGACGAACTGTGGCGTCTGGATCTGAGCTCGTATTATATGGCCGGAGTTGCCGAACCTGGAAAGACAAAAAACAAGAACGAGCCGTATGTGAACTGCGGCGTCATTGTATTTAATCTCGGCAAGATTCGTGCCGACTGTATGGATAATTCTCTTATTTATGCGCTGAATAACAAGAAGTACAAGTTTGCAGAGCAGGACTGCATGAACGAACTGTTTCGTGGAAAAATACTGGACCTGCCGAGCATGTACAACGCAAACGATTGGACTCCGAGATGCTCCAGTCCCAGGATTTACCATTTCGCCGGAGAAAAAGAATGGCGGAATGAGCCAATTGTCGAAAAATATAGAAATCTGTCATGGGATGCGATCAGGAGGTAATTATGCGATACATGATCCACTCAGCTCCGCCCAGGCAATGGTATGTCGATGAGTTTCTGATTCCATCTATGCTCAAACAGGGAATTCCAGAGAAAGATATCGTTGTCAAATGCGACACAGAAGGAAAAGGCAACCTGTTTTCCTGTATGGACAGTTTCATCTGGTGCGGAGAAAACACGGCGGACGGAACCTGGCACATGCAGGACGACGCCATTATCAGCAGTGACTTTGCAGAAGTTACCAGAAAGTATGATTCCGGTATTGTCTGCGGTGCTGTGATCAAGGACTGGGGACCCGACTGGACGAAGACCGGTGTGGTTCCGATGTATGACCTCTGGTACAGCTTTCTGTGCATCCGGATTCCGGACAAGCTTGCGCATGAGTGCGGCGTTTGGTTTTACACTGAGGCAATGAAACGAAACAACTCAGAGTTTCAGAAACGGATCAAGCGCAAGAAGCATGACGATGATTTTTTCCGTTTTTTTCTGTACGAACGGCACCAGGACATGCAAATCCGGAATCTGAGTCCGAACATTGTAGACCATGTTGACTATCTGATCGGAGGTTCTCTGGTCAACAGAGAGCGCAAAAGGGAAGTCAACCGGGTTGCCTACTGGAAAGATGAAAGCCTAGTTCAAGAGCTGGAAGACAAGCTCTATGCCAGGGCAAAGGCCCGCGGCGAAGCATAGATGCTAAAGCCGAGAGACTGTTAGAAGTTATTTAGGCGCCGGGTAGATAACACCAGGATATGGAATGAATCAAAATGGCTTTTCGATTTTTTAATCCCAATCCACAAGGCCGTTTCGTTGGCGACTGCACAATTCGAGCAATCTGCAAGCTGCTGAATCAGGATTGGGACACAGTTTACGCGGCAACAACGTTTCAGGGATTTTTGTACAAAGATATGCCATCGGGAAACGCAACCTGGGGCGCATATCTTCATAAACTCGGATACAAACGAGCGTTTATACCAGAAGATTGTCTGGGATGGTACTCGGTCAAGGATTTTTGCAGAGAGCATCCACATGGCCGTTTTCTTCTGGTCCTAGACCAGCATGTCGTCGCTGTGGAGGACGGCGATTACTATGATACATGGGACTCAGGTAATGAGCTACCAACGTATTATTGGATGAAAGGAGAATAAAACATGAGCACAACTAGTTTTGGGATCAATCCCGCACCAGTGGTAGGAACACAAACAAGACCGTTTTCAACAGCGGTTATTCCTACGCCGACGCCTTCTGCCGGAGCAGCAACAGGCTATTCGAACCTAATAAACCCGCAGACATCGCAAATAAATCCATCGGGGACTGTTAATCCGGTGCTTGAGGCTGCAGCGGGTCCGAAGTGTAACATTGAATGGGTTGATGGCATCGACCAGGTTCTGAATCATCCGACTTCTCCGAATGAGGAGATGTACTTTCAGGACAAGAATGAAGCAGTTATTTATCGGAGAGAAACTGATGGAAACGGAAACATCAAGAATCCGATTCATGTGCTCCGCTATACCGTTGAGGAAATGCCCTTTGGTCCGGAAGCTCAGTTTGTCACGAAGGATGAACACAAGCAGCTCTATGAATTGGTAGAGAAGCTCTCCCATACTGTTGATGGAATGAACGGCAAGCTTGAGCAGCTTTTGAATGGGTAAGGAGGGTCAGTATATGAATCCGTTCTTTGACTCTCATAAGCAAAAGCAAAGCACTGTTCCCTTTGGAAATGGTTCTGGCTTTGACCTGAATTCCGCACTGCAGAATCTCGCCAGGCAGATTGCTCCAACTGGTATGACACCGGAGCAGATTGTACGGCAGAAGATTCAAAATGGCGAAATGTCTCAGGAACAATTCAACCAGCTTGCAAAAATCGCAGATCGGCTGACCGGCGGAAGACGCTGATCAGCTTTTTATTTTGTCGATATTCATTTCCGGGTCCAGCTGCAGATGGATGAGGACTTGAATAAATACACTTTTAGGAGGAATGAGACTATGTCTTATTCTGAAAACGGTAATGGTACAAACTTTACGATGCCCGTTCAGCCCTATGGCGGCAATGGCGGCTGGGGAAACAGCAGTTTCTTCGGCGACGGCGCCTGGTGGCTGATTATCCTGCTTCTGTTCGCCAATAACGGCTGGGGCAACGGCTTTGGCTTTGGCGGCGGAATGGGCGGTATGTGGCCGTTCATGATGGGCAATCAGCAGAACACTGATATCCAGCGCGGCTTTGACCAGTCTGCGATCATGGGTGCACTGAACGGGATTACAGGCTCTCTGAACACCGGATTTGCCAATGCAGAGATCTCCCGCTGCAATGGACAGGCAAATGTGCTTCAGACTCTGAACAACAACCAGTCTGCTACCATGCAGGGCATGAATACGCTGGCCGCCAGTCTTCAGAACTGCTGCTGCGAGAATCGCGCCGGTCTTGCTGACCTCAAGTATACGGTCGCTACCGAGAACTGCGCTGACCGCACTGCTATGAATGAAGGCTTTACTAACATGCTTATGGCGAACAATGCCAATACCCAGGCCATTGTGAATGCCACGAATGCCGGTATCCAGACTGTTATGGATAAGATCTGCCAGCTTGAGCTTGCGGGTAAGGATCAGCAGATCGCGAATCTCACGGCCGCGCTTAATGATGCCAATCGCCGTGCAGAATCCAAGGACGAGATCGCTCAGATTCTGGCCGGACAGCGGGCTCTTGCAAATGAAGTTGAGCAGTATGTTCTGCCGACTCCGCGTCCTGCTTACGTGGTTCAGAACCCTAACTGCTGCGCTCAGAACCTTAACTGCTGCGCTCAGAATACAGGCTGCGGCTGCATGGGTTAAGGAGGTGCCGAGATGGCTGAATGGACTAGTGTTGCCGTCCAGACGGTCAACCCCGGTGAGGCCATCGTCTTCACCGATACGGCGCAGTCCTGCCCGATGGGTTATATTCTGCACCGCGATGACAGCGGCGCATTTCTGATGAAGGGGATCGATACCGGTTCCTATATTCGGAGATGCTGCTGTAAACCGGCCACCGTGAATTACATGGTAGACTTTGGTGCAAACATTGCGATTCCCGAAGGAGAAACTGTCGGCCCGATTTCGGTCGCATTTGCTCTGGATGGAAATACTCTGGCAGGAACTGAAATGGAAGTCACGCCCGCTGCTGTGGAACAGTACTTTAATGTTTCCAGAGCAGCCAATGTGTCGATCTGGAAGGGCTGCTGCCAGACGCTCAGTATTCGCAATACCGGAACCACACCGATTCTGGTCCAGGCTGCGAATATTGTGTTCGCGAAGAAGTGAGGAGGAAATTCAAAATGGAACTCAAAACTGAATCCATGAAGAATATGAAGAAGACCGTTGAGAAATGCCTCGACGATCTTATGATGAAGAACGACCTCTCTCCTGCCGAGACCAAAGCCGCCATTGATGGATTTCATCTGTACGATGAGCTCTGCTGCCGGATCGAAGACTGCGAAGCGGAAGAAAAGAAGGAAAAGAATCCCGGCGAGTTTGCCGAACGTGGATATTCCATGCACGGTGAACCGTACCGTGAGTACCATATTACTTCCTACGGCATGCCTGAACGGGCCGTCTATTCCGACCGCAGCTATGGAACGCACCGAGAAAGTTATGCCGCTGAGTCGATGGACTATTCCGGAAGACCGCGGTATGGCGTTCGCGGATGGTATCAGAACAACGGTTATCCGATGTCCGAGCGCCGTTACTCCGGTTATCCCGGGTATCCGGCAGAGCATATGAACGCAAGTTATTGTGACGATCCGAACTATTACGGACCGGAATATGTCGACAGAGGCATAGGGTACAGCCGCCACAGTATCAGTGACCGCGCGGTGAGCTGTCTTGAGAAACTCTTCGATACGTCCGCTTCTGATTATGAGAAGCAGGAACTGAAGAAGTACATTTCGATGATTCGTGCCGCCGGCATGAACGACTAAATCAATACGGGGAGAGCCTTGGGGAAGTTCCTCAGGGCTCTCTTTTTTATAAGCAGGAATTGAGGGAGGAAATACCATGCAATCCTACAAGTATTCCGAAGATTGCCGGTATGCAATCTTTCAGGACCAGAACGGACCATATCTGGCGCACTACCAGGTGAAAGGCGCCAAGCATGGCGTTCGTCGTTATCAGGACTACGATGGACATCTGACCCCTCTTGGCAGAGAGCACTACGGTGTCGGAGAGCCGAGAGAAAAGAAAAGCATTAACAGCATTAAGATGAACGGCAAGAACGTCAACGTAAAACTTGATGGAAATGCCATTGCCGGAGCAAAGAATTCTGTTACAAATCTTCGTGCTAAGCTGAATCAGATGGCCGAACAGCGAAAGGCGAATGCAGCGGCAAAAGCGATTATTAAGGAAACAAAGCGTCAGGAGAAGGAATCCAGGAAAGAAGCAAAGGCGGCCGTAAAAGCGGCACAGAAAGAAGCCGAAGATAAAGAACGGGCCGAGAAGGAAGAAGCCGCGCGTATTGCCACGGAAGAGGCAGAGGCCAGGGCAGAACAGGCCCGCGTAGATGCTCTCAAACGTTACTACCGTGACCATCCGCTGCAGATTTATTCAGCCAGAGACCTTCTTTCACAAGAGGATATTAAAGAAGTCGAAAGTCAAATCAGGCTTGATCGTGAGCTGAAAGATTTCCGCCGCGAAGAGTACATGCGCTACGCAAAGACTCTTAAGGACGTCGCCGGCGTTCTTGATGACACCTATAAGACTGCGAAAAGCCTTAAGGACATCTATAACGTAGGAGCTGAAACCTATAACGCTCTCATCGCATCCAAGGATCCGAATGATGACAAGAAACCTCTGCGCATAATCGGCAACGATCAGTTCAAACCGAAAAAGCCATCTGATGCAGCAACCGATAAGAATTCCGCGCAGAATCAGGGCAAAAAGAAATCCGTAGAGAATCAAAATGCCCAGTCCGAAGAGAAACCGGCAACTGAGAAGAAAGCTCAGGATACAATGGATTCTCTGAAGAAGGAAATGGCAAGTAAAGAAAAGAATTCTTCTTCCAATGCACAGTCTGAACAGACAAAGAAAAACTTTGAAAATCTTGCCGGAAGCACAAAAACTGATAAAGAAACCAAGAGCTCCGCAAGCAAACCTGATTATTACAAGAAGGTTGAGACCTCCGACGGCGATACCAGATATTTCTATGATAAAGAGTCCTATAAGTCCTATGACCGGAATAAGGACTGGGCACAGACCTCTGCGCAGCGAGTAGCAGCTGCAAAATCTTCTGACACGGTGGATGATTTTATGATGGATCTTGGCGCTATTCGCGCTCAGAAGCTGGATGCCGGAACGTGGACAAGCACCATGGAAGGCAAATACAGCCGTCTGATTGATGAGACGATCAAAGAACTGAACAAGAAAAAGTGAGGTGCAGAACGAAATGCAGTACTGCATTGTTGCAACCAACAACGGCTACTTTCTAAGCACTGCTGATGAACTTCATTCCAGCAACTCGCTTGGCCACCATGGTATTAAAGGGCAACGGTGGTATCATCGGCGCTGGCAGAATGAAGATGGAACGCTTACTGAAGCTGGTAAAATACGATATCGAAAACTAGAGCAGCGCAGCAAAGATGCAGAAGACAAATACAAAAAGGCGGTTGTCCATACTCCGAGTCGAGCAATGCGTTGGAATGACATAGGCATTTATGCTTACGATAAAAAAATGCGGAAGATTAATTCTCTTCATGCAAAATCGGAGCGCGCGAAAGCCGAGTTTGAAAAATTCAAAGAGTCGCTGAGTGATGATCTTTTGCAAACGAAGTTAGATAACAATTCTTTCAAAGATTTGTCAAGTGACGATTCTTCAAAAGAATCTACTCACATCAATACAACTAGCAAAGCTAATAAGAAACCGACTCAAGAAGATCTGGCCGAGCTGGAAAAAGAGCTAAAAGACTTAAAAGTTAACAAAAATACAGATCCCGAATTACTCGAGCTTGTCCAGATGGAAATTGACGAAATGCGCGATACACTTTTAAAAACGAAGACTGACAATGACGCGTCTGAAAGAACAGTCAATAAAACTGACAATGCTAAAGGCCCTGAGTATCTTGAAAAAGTTAAGACCTCATCCGGCGACACCCGATATTTCTACGACAAGTCTGAGCTGAAAGCTTATAAAGATGGAAAGTCTGGAGCTACCGACAAGGATCTTGATGATGCATATAAGAAGATGCGCAACAGTTCCAAGACCGACGAAGAGAAAGATCTTAAGGAGCACTATTGGACTAACGCCCGTGATAACGATCAATGGGACATTAACTTCCTGGAAGCCGTTCAAAATTCTGCGATCCTTGAGCGAAATGACAAGAAGTCGCTGCTAACCGAGTATGCTAAGTATATGGCGGATCCGTCAGACTATTGGAAAAATGGACGACATCAGCTTGAAGACGCAAGCTACGCTCGTGACTAGAAAATTGGTCATTTTTAAGCACAAAAAGAACATGAGGTAAATCAAAATGGCGTTATCGAATACCGCTGTACCAAAGTATTACGGCGCATTTCGAGACGCCGTACGAAGACATGAAATTCCGGTCTGTCAGGAAGTCTCCATGGAGATGAACCGCATCGACCGTCTGATTGCTGATCCGGACATCTGGTACGACGATGAGGCGATCGACGGGTGGATTAATTTCTGTGAGAATGAACTTACTCTGACCGACGGGAGCGATCTGACCCTGCTCGATTCTTTTAAACTCTGGGGCGAGCAGGTATTCGGATGGTACTATTTCATTGAACGAAGTGTCTGGGAACCGTATCCGGACGGTCATGGCGGCAGATATGTCAACAAGCGCATCAAGAAACGGCTGATTAACAAGCAGTATCTGATTGTAGGACGTGGCGCGGCAAAGAGCCTGTACTGCACCTGTATTCATGCCTATGGCCTGATCTGTGATACAACAACCACAACGCAGATCATTACCGCGCCGACCATTCGGCAGGCGGAGGAGACCATCGATCCGCTGAAAACGGCAATCAGTCGATCCCGTGGCCCGCTGTTCAAGTTCCTTACTGACGGATCGCTGCAGAATACCACTGGAAACAAAGCAGACCGTGTGAAGCTCTCGCCAACAAAGAAAGGCATTGAGAACTTCATTACCAATTCGGTCATGGAAACGCGGCCAATGCGCATTGACAAGCTCCAGTCATTCCGATGCAAATACGCAACAGTAGATGAATGGCTGTCCGGAACGATACGGGAAGATGTCATCGGCGCTATTGAGCAGAGTGCTTCCAAGACTGACGACTGGCTGATTATAGCGGTGAGTTCGGAAGGAACGGTTCGTAACGGTCCAGGAGACTCAATCAAAATGGAGCTGATGGACATTCTGAAAGGGAAGTATCCACAGCCGCATGTTTCGATCTGGTGGTATCGACTGGACAGCGAGAAGGAAGTCGGCGATCCTTCCAAATGGATGAAGGCTAATCCCAACATCGGAAAGACCGTTACTTACGAAACTTACGAACTTGACAAGGAGCGCGCCGAGAATGTGCCATCTGCAAGGAACGACATTCTGGCAAAACGATTCGGTATCCCGAAGGAAGGTTCCACGTATTTCTTCAAGTATGAGGAAACGCTTCTGCACCGCAGGCAGTACTTTAACGGTATGCAGTGCGCGCTTGGCGCTGACCTCTCGCTTGGCGATGACTTCTGTGCCTTCACCTTTCTGTTTCCGCTTCCTGATCAGAGTTTCGGCGTAAAGGCACGCAGCTACATTACTTCATACACGCTGCAGAAGCTTTCGAAGGCCATGCGGGACAAGTATGAGGAGTTTATGCAGGAAGGCAGCCTGATCGTTATGGAGTCCACGGTTCTGGATATTCGCGCCGTCTATGAAGATCTGTTTCAGTTTATTGACCAGATGAAGTATGATGTGCGCTGTCTCGGCTACGACCCTTACAATGCAGGCGTCTTTCTGGAACAGTGGAGCACAGACTTCGGACCCTATAACATTGAAAAAGTCATCCAGGGCGCAAAGACCGAATCGGTTCCGCTTGGCGAGTTGAAGATCCTGGCAGAACAGGACATGCTGCTTTTCGATGAAGAAATCATGAAGTTCTGTATGGGAAACTGTGTCGCCGACGTTGACACCAATGGAAACAAGAAGCTCAGAAAGCAGCGCCATGACGAGAAGATCGACAATGTCGCCGCGATGATGGATGCATACATCGCCTACAAAGCAAACAAAGATGCATTCGATTAAATCAAAATGCATTATATGGAGGAACTCATGCAATGAACGACTATTACATAGCCAGCGACATGAATGGACACTACGCAATCGTTCATGGCATCGAATGGAAGAACCACAAGTACATCAAGAAAATCGGTGAGGGCAAGACAGCCATCTATTTTTATACCCTGAAAGAACTGCAGGGTTATCTCAGCAATGTCCGGAACCGCATGCAGAAGACCGGGGAATCAGCCGCGACGGCGGGTGCCAGAGTTGCACAGACTTTTAACCAGAAAAGCGGCACAGCGCTTACTACCGCAAAGACGGCCGGGAACCGAGTTTACGGAATCACCAGGAACGCCGTGAATAACGGTGTAGAGGTTGTAAAAGCCCAGACGCAACGGCTCACGGTACCAAAAGCTTCCGGCGCAGCACCCGCACAGGAGACAAGGCAAGCTTCGGAGAATAAGTCCGTACAGTCAGTTGTCAACCGTGCCGTGCAGGCCGCTGGAAAAGTAATGAGCGGCATTCAAAAAGTCACAGATATTAAAGTCGCGGCAGTAAAACGACTTAACAGCGCTGCAGAGAAAACCATCGGAGCGCTGAGAAACAAAGCTGGCGAATTTTCTGAAAAACTGCAGCAGCGTAGCAAGTCAAAGACCGAAACAGGAAACAGCGCAAGCAGCTTGAGCCCGGCAGCTTCAAATGCAACCGTTTCCGCTCCAGCAGAGGCTGAAGCACAGGCCTCCAGACCGACCGCGCACCAGAAAAATGTGACCGGAAGCGCCAAGGCCGGCTGGTCAAAGCGCAGGGATATGCCGGGGAAGGGCAATCAGCCCAATCCGGTGCAAGATCTGCAGGAATACGCGAATCAGCTGATCGACCCGGATATTTCAGTCAGCAGCGACAAGGAACCGAAAGACCAGATCAAAGAGTATTCCGCGGGCGTTGATGCAAAGATCGAACAGCTCACCGCGGCCGGAGATCAGGCAGCGACGGATCAGTACACGAAAGAACAGCTGTTTGTGATCGGGGCGATGTGCAGCAGCCAGTACTATGCTTCAAAGGCAGAGTATGAGCGCTCTGAGAATGAGCTTGAAAAGTTTGCGCAGGAAGTGAATAAAGCCCGGCGTGAATATGAAAAAGCCAACAACGAGTTCTCGGCCAATCGGTCAAAGATGAGCAGGGCAGAGCGCGCAGCAGCAAAGGAACAGCTGCAATGGAAAAAAGACATGCTCTCTGCAAGCGTAAGCAATTACGATCGGCAGCAGGCACTTGTCCTTTCCTATTACAACGATATGAACTTCTACAAGGAAGTTCTTACAAGCTGCACAGATGCTATTGAACAGCTTCAGCCGCAGGCTATTCCACAGCCTCAGGCTCAGCCCATGTCCATGGCAAATCCCGGGCCCATCGTTACACCGTCTGCCCCGCTGCATATCGACGTCAAGAGCAAGAGGTAAGCGGCATGAAATTATTACACAACAAACTTTACGGAGGTGATTCCAATGCCAACAATTGGTGAAAGAATTCAGAAGGCGTGGAATGCTTTCCGGAACAAAGATCCCACCGAGAAACCGACCGGAGGAAATATATTCTACTACGGACCGGGAAGTTCCTATCGGCCGGATCGAAAGAGATTTCATCCGCAGGCCGAGCGCTCTATTATCGCTCCGATCCTGAACCGAATGGCTGTTGACGCTTCGACTATTGAGCTGAAACATGTGCAGTTGGATGATCAACTGCGCTATAAGGATGACATCAAGGATTCGCTGAATGACATCCTGACAACAGAGGCCAACATCGATCAGACTGCCCGCGCATTCCGACAGGATATTTACGCGTCCCTTCTGGACGAGGGCTATATTGCCGTCTGCCCGACAAGCGCTGATCTGAATCCGGAGACAGGAACAATCGACGCTTTTCGGAGCGTCCGGGTCGGAAGAATTGTGCAATGGTATCCGAAGCATGTCGAGGTTGAACTTTACAATGAGGATACCGGCAAGCGTGAGACTGTCAAACAGCCAAAGGCCATGTGCCTGGTTCTTCAAAATCCGTTTTACGAGATCATGAACGCACCAAATTCCCTGCTGGTCAGGCTTCGCAAAAAACTGGCCATGCTGGATCAGATGGATGACAGAAATGCCTCCGGAAAGCTTGACATGATTATACAGCTGCCGTACTCGACACGAACCGGCGCCCGCAGAGAGCAGGCAAAGGAACGAAAAGACGAGATTGAGATGCAGCTTGCCGGATCAAAATATGGCATCGCGTATCTTGACTCCTCTGAGCACATTGTGCAGCTGAACCGGTCTCTGGATAACAACCTGGTGCCGCAGATTGATACGCTCACCAAGCAGCTTCAGGATCAGCTTGGCATCAGTCCGGAAATCCTGAACGGTTCCGCAGATGATGTCGCAAAGCAGAACTATCTGAATGACATCATTGAACCACTGGTTTCCACACTGGTTGATGAAATGAAACGGAAGTGGCTTACCAAGAATGCGAGAACACGTGGAGAGTCCATCATGTTCTTCAAAGATCCGTTCCGACTGATCCCGGTGGATAAAATTGCCGATATGGCCGACAAGTTTACCAGAAACGAGATCATGTCATCCAATGAATTCCGTGTGAAATGCGGTCTGAAGCCCTCCGAACAGCCGGGTGCGGATGAACTTCGCAACAAGAACCTGAACCAGTCGAATCAGGCACTTGCCGCACAGGGCACTGTCGGGCCGGATGGTCAGCCGATCGAAGACAGTGGAACGCCGAACGACCAGCTCGGTCTGAGTCCTGAAGATCTTGAAACGCTGAATGCCATTGAATCCGGAAACGGCGGACAGACGTAGATATAGGAGATAACCATCATGAGTAAATACCAAGACTGCGATTTCTGCGGCTGGGCGACGCGAAACGATGTGCTCTGCGCCGATGGCCGCACGATCCGTTCCGGCGCGTTTGACGCCGATAACGGTAAAAAGGTCCCGCTGATCTGGGGCCACCAGCATGACAGCCCTGAAGCCGTCCTTGGACACGGATTCCTGGAGAATCGTCCCGAGGGCGTTTATTTTTACGGCTATCTGAACGATTCGCCGCTTGCGCAGTACAGCAGAACTGCCATTGAACACGGCGATATTACCTCACTTTCCATTTGGGCCAACCATCTGAAACAGGATGACAGCGGGAATGTCTCGCACGGCTCAATTAAAGAAGTCAGTCTCGTTCTGGCAGGAGCCAACGAGAAAGCCTGCATCGAATACCCATATCTGGCGCATGGTGATGATATCGAAGAGAACATGACTGAAGCGTACATCTATATGGGCGAAGATTTCGTGCTTTCTCACAGCGACGCCAAGAGTGACGATGATGATAAAGACACAAAGGACGCGGATGCCCCAGAGGCAAAAGCGGAAGAGAAGGCTGCAGCCAAAGAGCAGAAGCCTGAAGAAGCAAAAGGAGAAATCAAAATGGATGAAAAAGAATCCAAGGTCAAGGCCGACGATGACACCGGCGTAAAGACCGTTGGCGAAGTCCTGGATACCCTGAGCGAAGAACAGAAGATGGCTGTTGGCTCTGTTCTTGCCGCCGTTATGGCAAAGAAAAATGGCGAAAAAGCAGCCGATAAAGATGAAGAAACTACTTTGAAGCATTCCGAAGGAGGAAATACCATGCAGTACAATGCTTTTGACGCGCAGAAGGACAATAGCGTCACCTATCTTTCCCACTCTGATGAAACCAAGATCCTGAACGATGCCCGCGAACTCGGCAGCTTCCAGAAGGCTCTGAAGAACTTTGCCGAAGAGAATGAGCTCCAGCATGACGACCTGGCTCCGGTCAGCGGCTTTACTTCCTATCCTGCCAACCAGACTCCTGCCGGCGTTGATGCCCTGTTCCCCGAGTGGCATGATGTCCGTCCCGGTGCCCCTGAGATCGTTACCAACGACCAGGCCTGGGTCAAGGCTGTTCTGAATAAGGTTCACCGCAGCCCGTTCAGCCGTGTTCGTACCTCTCAGGTCGACCTGCGTCAGATTGAAGGCATCCGCGCAAAGGGCTACCAGAAGGGCAAGGAGAAAGTCCTGCTGGATAACTATGCCGTTGCCAAGCGTACCACCGAGCCTCAGACCGTGTATGCAAAGAGCGCTCTGAACCGCGACGATGTTGTCGACATCACCGATTTCGATTATGTCGCATACCAGTATCAGATCGATCGCATGATGCTCGAGAAAGAGCTTGCTCAGGCGATTCTGATCGGTGACCAGCGCAACGTTGGCAGCGATGACAAGATCTTTGAGGATCACATCCGTCCGATCTGGACCGACAATGGCATCTTTACCATCCGCAAGGTTATCAGCGCCACACCGGCCGACAACGACCCGGGCTTTGGCACCAACTATGTCTATGCCCAGGCTGTTGAGGAAGGCATCCTTGACGCAAAGATCGACTATCGTGGCTCCGGCAACCTGGATATGTTCTGCAGCCAGCGCTTCTTCAACAAGATCCAGCTCGCGAAGGATCTGAACGGCCGCCGCATCTATGCCAACAAGGGCGAGCTTACCTCCGCACTTGACGTCAACGGTGTGTACAACGTCCCCGAGTTTGAGAACCTGACCCGCACTGAGGGCGAAGGCTCCAGCGCGAAGACCTATCGTCTGCTGGCCATCCTGGTGAACCTGAACGACTACAATCTCGGCGCCACCAAGGGTGGAGAGATCACCCACTTCACCGACTTCGACATCGACTTCAACCAGCTCAAGAGCCTGGTCGAGACCCGTGTCTCTGGCGCGAACACCCGCATCTACAGCGCGATCGTTCTGGAAGAGGAAGTCGCCTGATTTTTCGGCCGGCTTCTGAATCAAAATGAACCGGAAGTGATTGCATGAAATTTTATGGTGCAGTCGGGTTTGTTGAAGCAGTCGAAAAGCGGCCCGGCGTAAAAACGACCGTTCCGGTTGAGTACAATTATGCCGGAGACGTGCTGAAGCGTTCCGTGAAATACCAGAACGGTGAGAGCGTCAACGATGCCATCAACGTTCAGCATCAGATTTCGATTCTGGCCGACCCGTATGCACGCAATCACGCCGGTTCTCTGAGATATGTCAAGTGGATGGGTACTGCGTGGAAAGTCACAGATGTTTCCATTCAGTACCCTCGACTGATTCTGACGCTTGGAGGGGCATACAATGGAGCGACGGTCAGATCTTCTGATTCAGGAACTTAAGGACCTGCTCGGCACGGATGAGGTGTACTTTCAGCCCAGCGCCGGCGTCGATCAGTCCGACGATGAGCAAATCATCTTTACCGGAATGAATTTTCCGTGCTTCGTATTGAAGCGTACAACTGCATATCAGCCGAAGGCGAACGATCGCACGTATCTGTTTCGCCCCGGTTACGAAATTACCTACATCAACCAGGATGAGCCGGACCCGGAGATCCTGGAGCAGATCGGACGGAAGTTTGGAAACTGCGTCTACCAGCGGCATTTTGTCGCAGACAATCTGCATCACGATGTATTTGTCATTTACTTTTAATCTTAGGAGGCAATAACCATGGCTACTCTTCAGTGGGACCAGATTGGACAGCGCCTTTACCATACCGGTGTAAAAAAGGGTGTCCTCTATAAGCAGGCCAATAATGCCTATCCTGAAGGTGTCGCGTGGAACGGTCTGACCGGTTTCACCGAGTCCCCGGATGGCGCAGAAGCCAACGATATTTACGCGGATGACATCAAGTATCTTAGCCTTCGCAGTGCTGAGAACTTCAAGGCCACCATCACGGCCTACATGTATCCGGACGAATTTGCCGAGTGCAACGGTGAAGCTACTCTGATGCCCGGCGTGACTATCGGCCAGCAGCCCCGTAAGCCATTCGGCTTCAGCTGCGTGAGCACGATCGGCAACGACACCGAGTTTGACGATTTCGGTTACATCATTCACCTGGTCTACGGTGCGTCCGCCTCTCCGTCCGAAGAGGATCACCAGACGATCAACGACAGCCCCGAAGCTGTGGAATTCAGCTGGGAGCTCGACACCATTCCCGTTGCTGTTACCAACCACAAGCCGACCGCGCACCTGGAGATCAACTCCACCAAGGCCACCGATGCCCAAATGAAGGCCATCGAGAAGGTTCTGTACGGAACCGAGTCCGAGGCTGCCCGTCTGCCCCTGCCCGATGAGGTTGCAAGCATCATGCAGGCAGCCGGCAGCGGTACGAGCAGCGGCACGAGCAGTGAGCCATAATCTAAACCCATAAGCAAAAGTGGGAGCGTATTCAGTTCGGCTGGCGCTCCTCTTTTTATATTCTGAAAGGAGAATCTGTAAAAATGCTCAGAAAGGTAATCAAGTACACCGATTACGACGGTAACGAAAAAGAATTCGAGGCATATTTCAACCTCAATAAGATGGAATGCATGGATCTGGACCTGGAGTTTGAATCGGAGGGCGGACTCCTGGAGCACCTGAGAGCTATGCTGAAAAACACGAACGGCGAAGAAATGCGCAAGAAGCCGGCTATCGACTTTATCAAGCTTCTGGTCGACCGTTCCTACGGCATCCGTCCGAAGGAAGACCGGACGCTGTTCATGAAGGAAGATGAGGACGGCAAGCCCCTGATTCGAAAGTTTAAGGCTTCACCGGCTTATTCCACGTTCGTCTATAATCTGCTCAGCGGTGAAGAGTCTCTGGACGACTTTGCAACCAACGTCCTTCCGTCAGTTGCAATGGCAGACATGGAGAGCGCAAGGAAGCGTCTTAGAGAAGAGGGCTTCGGTGATCTTCTTGACGCAGCCGACAAAGCTGGAAACGGCTGAGCCAAAGTGACTTAAGATGCCGCTGATTCTGACTGTTCCCGGGAAAGACCTGTATGACCCAGCGGCCAATCGATTCATTATTACAAGCGACAAGGTTCTGACACTGGAACATTCGTTGCTCAGCATCGCACGCTGGGAATCAAAATGGCACAAACCATATTTATCCCAGGACGAGAAAACACGAGAAGAACTGATCGATTACGTTCGGTGCATGACCCTGACACAGAACGTCGCCCCGGAAGTTTATCTGTCGATGGATAATCGTACGCTGAAGAAAGTCATCGATTATATACAGGACGCGAATACCGCAACGACCATCAAACGTCTGAAAAATGCGAAGAGGTCACATGAAATCGTTACGAATGAGATTGTTTATTACTGGATGACGGCACTGAACATTCCTTTCGAACCATGCGAGAAATGGCATTTCAATCATCTGATGACACTGATTGAAGTCTGCAGCATTAAACAGGAACCGCCGAAGAAAATGTCGAAAGCGGAGTCGGCCAGGCGGCGTTCAGCCCTGAACCAGGCCAGACGGGCCAAATACGGTTCACACGGATAAAAACAGGAGGGAGCTCTCATGGTAAAAATTGATGTTAAAGGTGACTTTCGGCATCTTGAGGGCTTCCTCAAAGAACAGAAAGAACATAAATTCATGGAACGGCTGGATTATTACGGTCAGATGGGCGTTGAAGCATTGAAGCAGGCGACACCCAAACGAACCGGAAAGACTGCCGATTCCTGGTACTACTATATCCGGAAGTATGATGACAGCGGATCCTGGATCATCAACTGGTGCAACTCCAACGTGAACGTGACCCCACATGGAAGGGCAAACATCGCGCTGATCATCGAGACCGGACATGCTACCCGAAACGGCGCTTATATCGCCGGCAGGGAGTACATTAAACCGGCC